TTAGGTGCTTTTTGGTTGCTTGTTAGCATTTTTGTTAGCATTTTCGTAAAACTTCGTCATCTTGTTTCGCGCTTTTTTCTTATCCGCTTCGGCGAGCTTGATATAAATGCGATGCATCGTTGCTGTGTCAGACCAGCCCCCCATCTCCATTACCTCGCGCTCCGATAATCCAAGATGGTAGCCAAGTGACGCAAAAGAGCGGCGCATTCCATGCACACCCACTTGTGGTAGGTCGCTTTGGCGGCACAGCGTGTTGATCCTACCACAAATAGCGTTTGGGCTGCAATCAACTACCTTCCCTGTTTTATTCTGTACGGCTTCAAGAGCGATTTGCAGTTCCGGAATCATGATCGGCACCGTCCGGCGCGACGACTTATTCTTATTCGTAGACTTGTCGACAAGCTTGTTGTCAGCGTCGTATACCGTTGCGCCCTCAACGCGGATTGTTTTGTTTTTCAAGTCTACCTTATCCCACGTCAACCCTGCAATCTCTGACCGGCGGAGGGAGTGCAACGCGAGCAAAGCGGGTACCTCCCCTTTTGAACCGCGGGCTGCATTTACAAAAGTCGCTATCTCAGCAGGATCTAGCCAAGGCCTGTCCCCCGAAACAACTTGCGGTAACGCAATCTTTCCCGGGTCAACGCCGTTCTCGCGCAGCACCGACGATACAAACATCCAACCGTTTTTTAGGGTTTTCGCGTTGTACTTTTTTGCTTCGGCGTTAACGACAGACTGCCAATTCTTTACACTCTTCATGGGCTTATTCATGACGCTGTTGAATCGTTTTTGAATATACCGATAACCGCGAATTGTTGACGGTGACAACGTGTTACTCCGGGCAGCAATGTAGTTGTCAATCCCCTCGGACAGCGTCAGACTGGCGCTGCTCACTTTCTGACGGCGTTTGCCGTTGAGGTGTTCGGCCTTGATCAGCGCTGCGGCATCCTTACACTCTTTGGCCGTCAATGCCGTTACAGGGACGCTCTCCCCTGCCAGTCGTAGCTGTATAAACCACATACCTGATGGCAACTTGCGTGGTTCGGGTATTTTCATGTTGCTTTCCTCCAATATATGTGATAAATTGGAGGCGGACTTAGACTGTGCAAAGTTAGTCCGCCTCAGTATTACCCGCCTTTCGGTGTTGCCGCACCGGGGGCGGGTATTTTTTTATTGTTTTAATTGCAGTTTATCGTGTATGCAGGCGTGGTAATGCCGTCCTGCCAATTATCTGCGTTGACAATAATAAAGTTTCCTTCGATAGAATTAATAGCGGTGATGTTTTTTGCGGAAAGCTGGGACTCATAAAGGGAAAGACCATCATAAGCGTTTTTCCCCGGCATGATATCACAAGAGAATATTGGATCGATCATAGTACCGTTAATTGATGTGTTGCGTGCTTGAACAGTGTACTTTTTTGAAGATGAATTCTCAATGTAAAGTTTGACTTTTAAGCTGCCATATGTGTCCCTGCTGATGCCTGTATAGCTAATTTTAATGCCATTGGCATCATACAGAATGGTACCAGTTTGTGTTGCTGTAGAACTGGATAACGCTACAGTATTCGTATTCTTATCCCAATCCACATTGAGCCCAAGCGCGGAGGCAAGCGCGCGGACAGGCAAGTAGGTCGTGCCGTTGATGACAAAGGGATCTACGGTGTTTCCGTTTACATCCTTCGGGGTGACCGCGCTGCCATTTAGCGTTATTTTCATGCCGCTGTATTCGAGTTGAGCGTTTTTTGTCGTGATCGTTGCTGCGAGTGCTGGTATTACCAATGTCGATACTATAAGACAAGTTGCGATACCAAGAGAAAACCACTTCAATTTATTCGCTTTTTTCATTTGTCTACCCTCCGAATATTTTCTCCGGCTTATGCCGGAAGATTACAGCTTGAGATTTTGCAAACGATAGGCTGCAAGATCCTCGCCGATACCCAACACGCGAGCGGTGGTTTCGATCGTGCAGTCCCGATATTCTGCGATCACATCATCTGGGAATAGCAAATCTGCGGCAAAGCGGTCAGCTTCAATCTCATAGCGTGACGTGACAAAGTGCGTCTGCGCGTCCATGAACATGCGGTTCAATCCTTGGTGCATTACAGCATGGCCTAACTCATGCGCGCAAACAAAACGCCGATCTCGCTCTGATAGGCGGTTATCAAGATAGATGATGTGACAGCGCCGAACATACTGGTGGAACCCTCTGACGTCCTCCAACGGCGCGTCAATAACAATGTACCCGCGCTCATGGGTTATTTGAAAGGGGTCTCGCGTCTCATAGTGTGTTGCTAATTTATTAGCAATACTTTGCGTATCGACCAACGACAATCACTCCTTGCCTCGGTATTTCTTGGGCGTAAAGCGTTCTTTGTTTTTGACTTTTGCGGCCTCAAGTCCAAGCTTCATCGCTGCCCGCAGACTTTCCTTGGCTTCGTCCGACATCGGATCGCCGTCGAACATGAGGTCCCCGCTGCCTTCAAGTTTATCCATGAGATTATCGAGATCACGAGCAATATCGCGCCTGTCCTTTTCATTGAGGACAGGCGCTTTTTCTTTTTCATGAAGGCTACTTGGGCACGGTTCCACGTCTGAATTCATTTGGTTAATGGAAACCTGAAAATAATCCGCGATTTCCTTTTGCATCTTCTTTTGCGGCATCGTTCCATTAAGCCAGTTCGCAACGGATGTTTGATGGCACTCTAATTCTTTGGCCAATTGGTAGTTCGACAAACCGTACTGATCCATTAAATATTTCAAGTTATGTGCAAAGGACATAAAACGCACCTCTAATTTTAGACTATATTGCTACTATAAAATACTTGACTATTTGAGTGTTCTAGAGTAATATAGAGCACGTGAAAGGCAATAAAAACTAGCCAGCCGCTTTTTATAGCGCTTGGTTACAAATTATTGAATGCTCTAACAATCTACAAGATTAGAGTATCACAATAAAGACTGTATGTCAATAGATGGGAGGTGGAATTTTGAGTTTTTCCGAGAACTTAATACGCCTGCAGACTGACAACCACGAAACAAATTACCGCTTGGCAAAAACTCTCGGGGTACACTGCACAACTGTTCAGAATTGGCGCGACGGCAAAAGGCCGATACTGGAGCACGCTGCGTCAGTCGCAGCACACTACGGGAAAACGATAGACGAAATGATGCGGTGAGAAACACACTACATATTTCAACAACGGAAGGACGGTCAAAAGGAAATGCGCTTTTTACTGTTACTGGTTGTGATTTTTAGCTGCATTGCAGCCGTGGGCAACGTGTATTTGCTTATTCAAAATTGCCGCGACCATCACGACAAGTAGACCAAGACGGCGGCTATCGCTGAAATAACGCTTGCTATCGCCGCGATGATGCTGACCGTCAAATTGATTTTCTCTTGCTTTTCAGCTTTTTCGCAATTCCATAGTTCCGCTTCAATTTTTGGCGGCACTATTCTGTCACTTACGATATCGGGGAGATTATCTTCAAATTTCATTCAAGCGCCTCCCTTCGGGAAACAGCATACGCCAAACATTTACATATTTCAACAGAAAGGAGTTGATCAATAATGCCGCGAACTGTATTTGACAGGCAAAGCCCCTACGACAAGCTGACGGCGCTGCTGCTCGGCACGGCGATTACAAAGGACAAGTCTTTTACCGACCTTGGCGGCATGGCTAGGTGCTCAAAGCAGACCGTCGCCCGCCGTATGCAGGACCCCGGCAGCATGACACTGGACGAGCTCAGAGCAATGGGACGTGGGCTGAATATCCCCATCGACGACCTGCGCGAAGCTATCCGGTATTAAGGAGGTCTCCCGTCATGGACAAGCAATACCGCCGCTGCGGATCCTGCGGCACACGCTGGAACGTATCCAGCTTTTATCCCGCCGACCGCGTATACATATGCCCATTCTGCACGGCGAAATATGCAAAGGTCGTCAAGCGGCCGAGGAAGGCGGCGCACGCATGACCCGCATAATCGTATCGGCCGTCAGCCTTGTGATCCTCTGGCGGCTGGCTTGGAACGAAAGGAAGGTGGGCGCACACGAAAAGCATCATCCGCGAGGCCGTTGACATCGTTGGCGGCTGGTCACAGGTCAAGCGCGGCATGGTCGAAGGATTGCCATTTCTCGCATTCTTTGTGGCGGTGTACTTTTGGGCCTGCACAATTCACTGAAAGGAGGGTGGAGCCGTGAAAATCGTCATTGAGGCAGAACCTACAGAAATTGCCGCCCTTGTAGCGGCATTACAAGAGCGGCAAGCTTCTGAACCTTGCATTAACGGCATTATTTTGGCTCGTCAAATGCAATCACGTTTACAAAAAGCGTGTAAATAAGATCGTTTGTGTATTTAACCGATTCCATTTGAAGATAAACAGCTGCTTCTTCTAACGTCATGTGATTGGGGTCTTTTGAGTATTCAGCCATTCTTGCTAACGTCTCTTCTTCTGTTTTCGGAGAGGCAGCAATTTTGGCTTTAACAAAAAGATCATCAAATTGCGCTCGCGTCAATTCTATTCACCTCCTTTCGACCATACATTACCACTTCAAACGAAAGAAGACAACCAAAACAATACAAAACAGGAGGTCAACCAGCAATGAAGATTGTCAGCAGCCGACGCCGCCCTCTCCGCCGCGCTGCATCCCCAGCGGGCATCACGATCATCCGCGGGCGGAACATCACCGACGCGGAGGCTGCGGAAATGCTCGAGGCGCTGTTCGAGAGTACCACATTAAACAAGAAGGAGGAACACCATGACAAAAGCTGATACAGTTGCCGACCTGATCTACAAAGCCGTCCATCCGGCAGGCACGTGGACAGCGTTCCGTACATATCTTGATCTCTACGCTGACCTGCGCGCGATGGACGAGCTGCAGGAAGCAACGGACCCGGCCCTGACCGCTGTCCCTGATAAAAAGCCACTGCCCGCGATTGCCCCGTATCTCCCGCCGAAAGCTGTCCCCGCACTAGAGCTTAACGACGCCAAAGGTGAGATCAAAACCGACGATGCCGGGAAACAAGAACACGTCTTCACTGGCCGCGGCTGCGCCGAAAAGCGCGAGATCCATGACCGCCTGCTTGCCTACCGTGAGGCCAATGGCATCGGCTGCCTCGCCCCTCTGGCCGCTGCTGCCAAAGGTGTATCGCAAGAGGACTTGCGCATGATGCTTGGCTCCGCGCCGATGCCGCTCCCAAAGTGGACGGCTGTTGCTGCAGCGCTTGACAAAATAGAAAAAGCCGCCCCCGGTGCTGGCACACCTGAGACGGCAAAACAAAACTAACCACGGTCATTATATGTGACCGGAAAGGAAAAGTCAATGAAAGCAACTGGAATTGTCCGCAGAGTCGATGAACTCGGACGTATCGTTATCCCCAAAGAAATCCGCCGCACGTTCAGGATTGAGGAAATGGATCCCCTTGAAATTTACGTTGAGGACGACATGATTATCCTCAAAAAATATGTTCCCGGCTGCGAAATCTGTAACAATGCCGACGGCCTGATCGAGGTTTCCGGGCATCATTTCTGCCACGATTGTGCAGAAAAAATCATCCAGGCTGCGAAAGGAGGCAACGCATAAATGCTCACGTTGAATATGGACCTAAAGAACGAAACAAAGTCCTGCTATCGCTTCGAGGTCAAGACCGGTGACGACCTCATGACCCTGTACCTCAAGAAGTCGCAGGTCAAGGACGCCGGCATCGACCCAAGTAAGGGTATCACCGTAAACATCGAAGAAAGGAAGTAAAGACCTATGAATATTACCATGACCATCAACGCCGAGACCCCCGCCGAGCTGTTCGGCGCTGTCCGCGAGTCCGCCGCCATGCTGCAGACGGACAAGCCCACCGTGCCGGTAAACCCTACGCCTGCCCCTGTGGCCATGAATGCTCCGGCCATGCCGCGGGCTTCTGTCCAGTCGATGCCGGTTACACCGGCGGCTGCCCCGACCCCTATGCCCCCTGTTGGCCAGATGGCCCCTGTTGCGCCCATCGCAAACCCTATGCCTACCGCTGCGCCTCCTGTGGCTGCCGCGCCGACTGTCCCGATGCCCACGGCACCGCTGGCGGAGCCCCCGAAGTTTACGATTGACGAGATCACCAAGGCCGGCGGCGACTTTGCCCAGAATAATGCCGACAACCGAGGAGCACTAATCAACTTGCTGCGGCAGTTCGGCGTGCAGGCGGTGACACAGCTCGCGGCGGAGCAGATCGGACCCTTTGCGACAGCTCTGCGCGGACTGGGGGCGAAGATATGACCGGACAGCATGAACCTGAGTGCATCAAAAATGATCCCGCATGCCTGTGTAACACCTGCCAGCACGATCACGATGATTGCTGCGACGACTACGCGGACGAGACCGAGCTTTCCGGACCTTGCGTCTGCCACGTGACCAAGTGCCCACATTATCTCAAAGAGGAGGACACCAACGATGCCGACACCTGAGTACCATGCCGAGCTGGGGCCATCCTCCGCGGGTCGCTGGATCCACTGCCCCGCGTCGGTTGCCATCATCCGCGAGATGCCCAAGACGACGAGTGAGTACGCCGAGGCCGGGCGGCTGGCACACTCCATTGCCGAGCTCAAGGCCCGGAAGCACTTCATCACCGGCATGGGGCCGCGTACATACAACTCCCAGCTCAAAAAGCTGCAGGCCGATCCCGCCTATGCGCCGGAGATGGATGGTTACACCGACCTTTACCTCGACACACTCAAAGAGCACGCGATGACTTTTCGGTCACCGCCCTTCACGGCGCTAGAAACCTCGGTACCGCTGAGCTATACAACCGAACGCAAGGACGACGGCTCGCCCGCGACTGGCACCGCCGACTGTATCCAGATCGGCGAGGGTGTGCTGTGGGTCACAGACTACAAAAACGGCGCTGGTGTAGCAGTCAATGCCGACCACAACCCGCAGATGATGATCTACGCGCTGGGCGCGCTGGAGTATTACCTGCCTATCTATGGCGACACGATCAAGACCGTCAAGATGACCATCGTGCAGCCCGCGGTCAAAAACATCTCAACGTGCGAGATGCCGGTCGCCGAACTCTTTCAGTGGAAAGACGATGTTCTTAGACCTGCTGCTGTGCAGGCCGAAGCGGGCGGCGGTGAGCCGTGCCCGGGCACATGGTGCAAGAACTACTTCTGTTCGGCGCGGGCAACCTGCCGTGCGTTTAAAGACAAGGTCCTCGCTGTCGAGGCCTTCGGCAAGAAGCTGCCGCCGCTTCTCTCCGATGCGGAGGTCAGCGAGGCGCTGACTGCTGGTGAGCTGTTGGTATCCTGGTATAACGAGCTCAAGGAGTACGCGCTGCAGGCATGTCTCGACGGCAAGACCATCCCCGGCTACAAGGCGGTCGAGGGCCGCGGCTCGCGAGGTTGGGCAGACACCGACGCAGCCATCAAGCAGCTCATCGCCGACGGCGTCGAGGAGGCGCTGCTTTATGAGCGCAAGCCGATCACTGCACCCGCTGCTGAGAAGCTGCTGGGCAGCTCCGTCTACATGGATCTCTGCGCGCCGCTTGTCACAAAGCAACCAGGCAAGCCGACGCTGGTGCCGGAGAGCGACAAGCGCCCGGCATATAACGCGGCAGCCGTAGCCTTCGGGCCAGTGTCAGGAGGTGATGGCCATGCCTGAGCTTTGGACAATTCCCCATGGGAAGAACGTCACTGTTTTTACCGACGAGGATCGTCTCGAGCTGATCCGCGCCCGGGCAGGCCCTGAAGCGGAACGCTGGGTGCGGGAACTTGCGGCGCAGGATGCTTATGAGAAAGCCCACGCAGAATCGGACATGGGCTACTATGAAGCGTCGCTTGAATCCTCTCACAGCACACTGCAAGATGTCGTCGGCGACCTCGGTGTCATTGTCAATCAACTGCTTTCCCCGCGCGGTCCGACAAAAGCCGCTATTTCCCGGCAGCTCGAGGAGCTGCGTCGGAACATCAACAAGAATCTTTAGGAGGTACACAAATGAATCCATCTACTATTACTGTCGGCGAATGCCGTCTTTCCTATGTTTCCGTATTCCAGCCGAAGCCGCCCTACAACAATCCAGCGGGTGAGCTGAAATATTCGGTAACTGCACTCGTGCCAAAGACTAATCTGCAGGCTAAAGCAGCCATTGACGCTGCAATTGCGGCAGCTATCGACCAGGGCGTGACAAAGAAGTGGAACGGCGTCCGCCCGCCTCAGCCGGCAATCAGCATCCACGACGGCGACGGCGGCAAGCCGAGCGACGGCACGCCCTATGGCCCCGAATGCAAGGGCATGTGGGTCTTTACCGCCGGATGCAGTCCTGACCGTCCGCCGTTTGTCGTTGACAGTGCGGTGCAGCCCATCATGCAGCAGTCGGAGGTCTACTCCGGGATGTACGGCAACGTCAACGTGACCTTTTTTCCGTATGCAAACAGCGGCAAAAAGGGCGTCGGCATCGGGCTGAACGGCATCCAGAAGACCCGCGACGGAGAGCCGCTTGCGAACACCGTGACCGCAGAAGACGCTTTCGAGGCAATTTCTGTCCAGTCGAACATCGGTGCACAAAATGCACCGACCTACGGTTACCAGCAGCCCGCGCCTGCTTACGTTGCGCCCGCAGCGCAAAGCTATGCTGCACCGGCCTATCAGACTCCCGCAGCAACGCCCGGTTATCCGCAGACTGGTGCGCAAAATGCACCGACGTATCCGCAGCAGGGTGCACCTTACGCACCGCAAGGCTACCCGGTCGATCCAATCACCGGTCAGCCTCTCCCGACCGGAATGCCGGTTATGGGGATGTAATCATGCGAAGACACCCCTATCTAGATTGGTTTTCAATCGTAACTAGCCTGCTTGCAATTTTAATATCCCTAATTGCGATAATAATGCAATGAGTGATATGACAATCGCAACTACCGAGAGGGCTCGTGTAATCCATTTATCGATTATGTCGGTTATGCGTGATTCCAGATATGCCTTGCCATTACTGTTTATTTGATATTGCTTAGGATAAATCGCTTCGCCGTACTGCTCATCAAATTCCGGGTTGTATATATCTTCGTAAATATCGACGTATTTTCCGTCTTTCAACGCACAAAGATCCCGGTCTTCAAATTGTGAATACTTGGCTTCAATTTCATAGCAATATAGCAATCCATCGTTCTTGTTCATCCATTTCAGTAATTTTACAGAACTCTTGCTTAGCACAAAAACCGCCTCCTTTCGCCGTGATTTTACCACTGGCGTAAGGAGGCGGCAACCCAAAGGAGAAAACTATGCACCATTTAAATATAGATTTGGAGACCTACAGCCCCGAGCCCATCGGCAAAACCGGACTCTACAAATACGCGCAGTCGCCGGACTTTCAGATTCTGCTTTTTGGTTACGGCTTTGACAAACAAACGCCGGTGACCGTTGATCTCACCGCGGGTGAGTCGCTGCCAGAGTGGATGGCGTGGGCGTTATTCGACCCCGGTGTCGTCAAGCACGCCTACAATGCCGCTTTCGAGTGGTACTGCCTCAGCCGCTGGCTGAAGCTCTCCGACGAGATCGCCGCCAACTGGCTATCACAGTGGGACGACACCATGCTGCGGGCGCAGTATTGCGGCTATCCGGCAAGTCTGGACGCCGCCGGCAAAGCTCTCGGCCTTGCGGAGGACAAGCAGAAGATGTCCATCGGCAAGGCGCTGATCCGTTATTTCTGTGTACCATGCAAGCCCTCGAAATCCAACGGCCAACGCACACGAAATCTGCCTGAACATGACCCGGACAAATGGGCGCTCTTTAAAACCTACAATGCCCAGGACGTGGTCACCGAGATGGAGATTGGCCGTCGTCTGTCAGCTTTCCCAGTACCGGAGGAGGTACAGCGACAGTGGCGGCTTGACCAGCTTATCAACCTGCGTGGCGTGGCCGTCGATCTTGATCTCATGGACGGAGCGCTCTGGTGCGGTGCCGCGGTACACGACGAGTTGACTGCCGAGGCAAAAGAGCTCTCCGGGCTGGATAACCCCAACAGCGTCGCGCAGCTCCTAAAGTGGCTGCAAGAGGAGACCGACGAGGAGATCGAAGATCTACGCAAGGACACGGTCGGCGACCTGCTCAAAACCGGCGTCTCCAGCGACAAGGCGACGCGCATGCTGGAGATCCGGCAGGAACTGTCGAAGACCTCCACTAAGAAATACACAGCCATGGAGACCGCCGTCTGTGCGGACGGACGCCTGCGCGGCATGATGGCCTTTTACGGCGCGAACCGCACGGGCCGAGAGGCGGGGCGGCTTGTGCAGGTGCAGAACCTCCCGCACGATGTCGTACCCGCGATGCCGACGGCCCGGCAGCTTGTCAAAGCCCGCGACCTCGATACCCTTCGGGTGATCTACGGCAGCGTGCCTGTCACGCTTGCGGCGCTGATCCGCACGTCCCTCATCGCCGCGCCTGGCATGACCTTCGTCGATGCAGACTACTCAGCCATTGAGGCGCGCATTATCGCGTGGCTGTCCGGCGAGAGCTGGGTGCTCGACGTCTTCCACACGACTGGCAAGATCTATGAGGCGACGGCGGCGCAAATGTTCGGCGTGCCCTTCGACCGGATCGTCAAAGGCAACCCCGAATATGAGTACCGCAAGAAGGGTAAGGTCGCCACGCTGGCGTTGGGCTATCAGGGCAGCTCCGGGGCGCTCATCAACATGGGTGCACTCAAGAGTGGACTTACCGAGGACGAGCTACCGGACATCGTAGAGCGCTGGCGGCAGGCCAACCCGCACACGGTACAGTTCTGGTACGACGTCGAACGCGCTGCCTGTGCTGCTGTGCAGTCCGGCAGGGCGACGACCGTCGGCAAGATTACAATAGCCCGTGAGTACGATCCAAATAATGAACTGGACTTCATGACGATTTTATTACCCTCCGGCCGTAAGCTCTATTATGCCAATCCCGGCATCCGGCCTAACCGCTTCGGACGCGAGGGACTGAGCTACTACGAGCGCACAAAGACAGCCGCACAGTGGGGACCGTGCGAGACCTACGGCGGAAAACTTGTGGAAAACATTACGCAAGCCGTGGCCCGTGACTGTTTGTTTTACGCAATGGAGAACCTCGAAGCCGCCGGATACCGCGTTGTGTTTGACGTCCACGATGAAGTTGTGCTGGAGGTGCCGGAAGCACAGGCCGACCTTGACCGTGTCGTCGCCATTATGTCGCAGCCCATCCCATGGGCGCCCGGCCTGCCGCTCAACGCCGACGGCTGGGTCGGGGATTACTTTAGAAAGGATTAAAATCAACTACTCTATATCAGCTTGTTCGGCTTGTATTTTCTCCACTTTATTTTTTATTGATTTTATCGCCCAATCTTCTCTATACCCCAAAAAAGGAACTCCATAATTTTTGAAAGGTAATTTTATTGCACAACTTTCATACTTTACACGAGTCCATTCCTTTTTTAAATAGATTTGCATTATATTTCTAAGTTCTATTCTTTCGGAGAAAAACTCATTCCTTTTTTCTTTATAACCCTTATCAGTTTCATGATGTCTTGCGCAATACAGAGCAGCTCTATAAAGCTTTGAACAATGATCAATAACCTTGTTGTCCGTTTTATTTCCTATATTCATATATAGGGATACCATAATAATTGAATGACGTAATTCATATAGGCCAGATTCGATTTTTTCTTCGTCGCTGTTATCTAGCTCGATCAGTTTCCAACATAGAATGTAGGCAATTTCCGATCTTACAGATGAAATCCATTCCATCCTATGCTGCGTGATTCCTTCTAGCTTTGCTTTATGTATAGTCAAAATAACATTTAACAGCCCCACCACAAGGGCTCCTATAACGCCATAAAACGTAGCTGTTGTTTCGCTCAATTCGCTACCCCCCTATAAAAAAGTAGGCAAGAAGCTAAGAATATTTACGATTTCGTGCTCAGTATTCAGAAATACTTCCGGAGAAATTGCTTGATCTCTGGGCCGAGAAGATCACCGACAGCATCAACTATCTGTATTTGCTGTGGGCGCTAATCAATGACAGAGAATGCGAATAGGAGTGATCTCATGCTAAATAAATCTATGGGTACAAAAAGTGCTAAAGTCATTCAAGTAATAGTGACTGAATCAACGGTGGGGTCTGAAACAGAAGAAGACCCGCTCAGAATACTTACCCAATACTGGGACATGAAAGGGAATAAGCTTGCAGAAAAAGACGCGTTAGGAGCCGCTTGATTTTCTCTGTGCCTGCTTTTCAGCATCAATGCTTAGAATGTTGCCATATAATTCTTCTCTTTCGTGTCTGTTTATGTACCATTCTTTCATCAACAATTCGATCAAAGTAATAAGTTTTTGCGCCTCATCGGGATCAATATCGACAATAAGATTTATATCTTTTTCCATATGCGCACCTATGTTGCCGAGCTTCCTCAAACTATTAATCGCTCTAAATAAATCTGCCGGTATTTTGTCTTCTAACTCGTCAATCGCGTCTACGAGCCTATCCTTTTTAATTCCCCAATAATCGCTAATCATTCCTTGTAAGCAGCGCCTCGAAAGTGTTGCAGATGCTTTGGGGCTCAGCTCTACAATCGCGCATGCTTCTTTATAATCTGATCTTATGGCTTCTGGGATATAGTCAGGATAATTTTGGCAATTAAAGCGCGGATAAATGTTAACTTTAAGATCTGCTATTTCCTCTGAATTTCCTTTCGCATATACACTAATTTCTCCGCAGTTAGGACAATTATAAAATTGAAGCTCAATCGCTCTTTGGATATCTGTCCATTTTTGAGATAAAGAAGAAAAAGAAAATGTTATGTATTTATACGTATCGTCGGTTACCGCCATGATCATTCCACAAAAAGGACACCGAAACCCAGACATGAATCTTCCTCCCCCAGTATTTTTCTACAGCATACACCATATTTCCCCATCTGTAAAGGAGTAAATCTCCATGTTTACATACGATAGACAACTTATTATCTCTACTGGCGCAAGCCGAACGGCGAAGCTCTGGACACCTCAGCGGCTGTCCGTGTCTGAGCTTTATACGCGGCTGCAGGTGCCCGCCCGCGGGCAAGAGACCTTGGCCGCACACCTCGCCATGCCGAAGGCACAACGCGACGCGCTGAAAGACATCGGCGGCTTCGTAGGCGGGGAGCTCGTCGTGGGCCGGCGCAAAGCTGGCTCCGTCGTGGGCCGCGACGTTATCACGCTGGACTTTGACCACATCCCCGCGGGTGGCACGACTGCCGTTCTGCAGCGCGTCGAAGCGCTGGGCTGTGGCTACTGCATCTACTCGACGCGCAAGCATTCGCCGGACGCGCCGCGTCTGCGCGTCCTGTTCCCGACTGACCGCACGATGCAGCCAGATGAGTTCGAGCCCTGCGCCCGGCGCATGGCCGCCTACATAGGCGTCGAGTATGCCGACCCGACGACCTTCGAGGTCACACGGCTCATGTACTGGCCCTCGTGCTGCGCCGACAGCGAGTACATCTACCAGACGGCGGACAGGCCCTTTGTGTCCGTTGACGGCCTGCTTGCCACCTATTCAGACTGGCACAATGTCGCACTCTGGCCGCAGGTGCCGGGCGCAGAAAAAGAGCCGAAGCGCCTTATCGCGAAGCAGGGTGACCCCACAGAAAAGAATGGCGTCGTTGGTGCTTTCTGCCGCTGCTACGACGTTCTGCAAGCCATGGACGCTTTCTTGCCCGGTGTTTATGAGCCGGTACCGGGCTTCGATGACCGCTACACATTCACTGGCGGCAGCACGACCGGCGGCGCGATCATCTACGACGACAGAAAGTTTCTTTTCTCGCACCATGCTACAGACCCCTGCAGCGGGAAGCTGGTCAACGCCTTTGACCTTGTGCGCCTACACAAATTCAGCGATCTGGACGACACCGCCGAACCGGGCACGCCGACAAACCGCCTGCCGAGCTATGAGGCCATGCGGGAGTTGGCGGCCGCCGACCCGACCGTGGCCGGGCTGCTCGTTGACGAGCGATGGGCAAAGACACAGGAGGCTTTTTCGCCAGTTGAGGGCGAGATTGCCGAGGAAGACGACGGCGCATGGCGTCGGCCACCGATGATGGACATCGACGGCAAGGGTATGCCGGAGCGGTCCATGAAGAACCTCCGCACGACGCTGGAGCATGACCCGAAGCTCAAGGGCCGCATCCGCATGAACCTCTTTTCCGGCAAGATCGACGTCACCGGCGCGCTGCCATGGGACCGGCCCGGGACCTCGGCAATCTGGAGCGACGAGGACGCCGCGCAGCTCCGCATTTACCTCGAAGCCTTTTTCGGCAAGGTGCCGAAGAACGATATGCTTGACGCGCTCTCCGCCTGCGCGAGCGACCAGGCGTATCACCCAGTCAAGGACTATCTCAACAGCCTTCAGTGGGATGGAGCGCCGCGGCTCGATACCCTTTTCATTGACTACATGGGCGCCGCCGATACGCCCTACACGCGCGCGGTGACCCGCAAGGCCTTCACGGCGGCCGTGGCGCGTGTTATGACGCCGGGTTGCAAGTACGACACCATGCTTGTTCTCGTAGGCGCGCAGGGCCGTTACAAGTCCACCATCTTCGCAAAGATGGGCGGTGAGTGGTTCAGCGACAGCCTGCGAACCTTTGGCGACAAGGACTCCATGGAGACCATACAGGGCACATGGATCAATGAGGTGCCGGAGATGCAGGCCATGAGCAAGACCGACGTCAACGCCGTCAAGGCGTTTTTGACTAAGACACATGACTACTACCGCGCGGCCTACGGGCGTTATACCGCCGACCGTGCGCGGCAGTGCGTCCTCTTCGGCACTACCAACAGCACGGAGTGCCTGACGGATCAGACGGGCGGGCGGCGCTGGTGGCCAGTAGACATTGACGTGCTGCCGCGTAAAAAGAACGTGTTCCGTGACCTCGACGCCGAGCGTGACCAGCTCTGGGCGGAGGCAGTCGTGTGGTGGCAGCTGGGCGAGCCGCTGCATTTACCAGACGAGTTGGAAGCCGTTGCAAAGGAGCAGCAGGAGGCCCACAGAGAGACGTCGCCGCGCGAAGGTGTCATCAAGGATTTTGTATCCCGGCAGGTGCCGGAAGACTGGAGCAAGTGGGAGCGCGGCCGCCGAATGCTGTTCTGGAGCAGTGCGATTGCTGGCGAGAAACCGGCGCTGGTGGACCGCGACCGCATATGTGCCGCGGAGGTTTGGTGTGAAGCCCTGGGCGGCAGCCTCAAGGACATGAAGTATACCGACGCCCGGGAGATAAACAACGTCCTCGCACGGATGGATGGCTGGGAGCGTGGAAAAAGCGCAATGCGGTTTGGCGATTACGGTGTCCAAAAAGGCTATTTTAAAGTGTAACTTTCAAAGGTTACACGGAGCTGGAAAGTTACGGAAGTTGTAACCTTGTAACCGCTAAGTAACTTTCAAAAGTTACACGATTTTCTTAGAAATATCAATGCTTTCAGGGCTTTGTAACTTTGTAACTTTTATTTTACTGGAAGTAATGAAAATAGAGGGTTAGAGAGTAAAATACCCGCCTAACCCGCCTAATGCAATGTAATCATAGCGCGCGTCATAGCGTAGCGCACGCACGCGATAGTAGAAAGGAGCATGTAGGAACATGACTTGTTCCAATTGGCTTTGGAATTACATAAGTGATTCGAGTACGGTATTTATCCCAGTCGATGAAGTTTTTGTCACCGGGAAGAACGACGGGTTTTCGAAAGACGAGATAAAACAGGCGAGAAAGGAACTCGGCATATGGTCAATCAGTGACCCGGGTTTTGCCGGGCAAGGGGGCCATAGCTTTTGGTTTATTCCGCCTTGGTTGGAGGGCCTTGAAACATGAAAGAAAGCGCAATTGAAAGCCGCCTCGTCCGCATGGTGCGAGAGCATGGGGGGCTTTGCTATAAATTTGTTTCGCCGAGTAATCCCGGGGTGCCGGACCGGATCATCATCACACCGGACGGCAGGACCGTTTACGTTGAGCTGAAAACCGAGGTAGGCCGGCTGGCCGAAATTCAGAAGTGGCAGATCGGCGAAATGCAGAAGCGAAACGCCGACGTCCGGGTCGTGCATGGGCTGGATGAGGTCAAGCGTCTTGTCGCGGAGGTGTTCGCGCCGTGAAATTTATTCCGCATACATACCAGCGCTATTGCATCGAACGAATTATTCAAGACCCGGCCGTCGGGCTTTATCTCGATATGGGACTTGGTAAGACAGTTATTACCTTGACCGCGATAAACGACCTGCGGTATAACCGCTGGGCCGTTTCCCGCGTACTGATCGTCGCCCCAAAGAAAGTCGCCGAAGCGACCTGGAGCAATGAGGTCAGAAAGTGGGATCACCTTCACAATCTCCGCATCGTGCCGGTCCTCGGCAGCGCGCAGAAGCGGATCAAAGCGTTGTACACACCCGGCGACGTATGGGTTATAAACCGCGAGAATGTTCAATGGCTTGCAGACTATTACCGCAACAACTGGCCCTTCGATATGGTCGTTCTCGATGAATCTTCTAGCTTCAAGAATCCGTCGGCAAAACGCTTTAAGGCCCTGAAGCTGGTCCGGCCCCGCATTAACCGTATCGTTGAGCTGACCGGCACGCCGGCGCCGAATGGCCTTGAAGATCTATGGGCGCAGGTGTTCCTCCTTGACGGGGGTCAACGCCTGGGCAAAACCATGACCAGCTACCGGGATCTATTTTTCAAACAGGACTACGCGCACCCGGGGCAACAGTACCGCACATATTCGCCGATGGAGGGCGCGGGAGATAGGATTCAGGCCGCAATCTCCGACATCTGTGTGAGCATGAAGGCAGAGGATTATCTTGACCTGCCGGAGTACATCGAGGACATCGTCCCGGTGGCGCTGGACGGCCCGGCGCAGAAAGCGTACAAGAAGCTGGAAAAGGACATGCTGCTTGAGATCGACGAGGATACGATCACGGCGGGCAGTGCGGCGGTGCTGACAAACAAGCTTTTACAGCTTTGCGACGGTGCCGTCTATGACAACGATCACCGGGTTACAGAGATCCACCGCTGCAAGATCGAGGCGTTTACGGAGATGATCGAACAGCTTCACGGCGAGCACGCGCTTGTGTTTTACAACTTCCAGCATGACCGCGACAGGCTTCTGGCGGTACTGTCCGACACGGGTCTCCGCGTCCGGGTATTTACGGGGCCGCAGGATGAAAGTGATTGGAACAGTGGAAAGATCGACGTTCTGCTTGCGCATCCCGCGAGCTGCGCTTACGGGCTGAACCTACAGGATGGCGGTCATCACGTCATCTGGTTCGGATTGGTATGGAGCTTGGAGCAGTACCAACAGGCTAATAAGCGTCTGCACCGGCAAGGGCAGCAGTACCCGGTGATTGTCCATCACCTTGTCGTACAGGACAGCGTCGACGAGGACGTGCTTGCCGCGCTGCAGAGCAAAGGCGACACGCAGGAGGCGCTGATGCAGGCGCTGAAAGCAAGGATTGAGAAAGCGAGGGGTTGAAGGCATAAAGCGGTACACGGGTCAATACACAGCCAAAGCTATATTGGATTAGTAAACAAAAATGAACAGCAAAAAGCCGCCCTGAAACAGGACGGCTTCTGTAAGGAAATTAGCTTAAGCGATGCGGACGTTGATTGCACGCAACTTCTTGCGATCTTTTGGATCAGGTTCAGTATCAAATGTTACCTTTTGCCCTTCTTCCAACTTCTTGCGACCAGAGCCGTCTGAAATTATCGAGGAAAAATGAACAAAAACATCTTCGCTGCCGTTGTCGTTTGAGATAAAGCCGAAGCCTTTCTCGTCATTAAACCATTTTACAGTGCCACTATCCATACGGGTACCTCCTTTCGAGAGTTATTTTAACTACACAAAAACAAAAAATACGGGGTATTTGCCCAACGAGATGACGAGAACCCGTAAAGTAAATAATCACATTCGAAATACTATTACAGTATAACCCATTATGACTAAAAGAGCAAATTTTTGTTAGGAGTTGACGATTTGACCACAAAAGAATGGCTGATGCGCGCCTGGCGTATCGACAAGGAAATAGAAACGCTTATCCGGTCTCGCGACGCTGCTTATAACCGCTGCACCGCGATCACGCAAAGCTATGCGGGGGACTGTGTGTCCAACACCAAAGACCCGCATGAGAAGTTCGACAGCCTTGCGGAGTATGAGATTGAGATTGACGCGAAGGTAGACGCGCTCATCGGCGTTAAGCGGGAAATTGAGGCGGCGGTATCACGAGTCGAGAACAGTACATACAGGGACCTTCTCCGTCGACGGTATCTGTGTTTTGACAGGTGGGAGCAGATTGCCGTAGATATGAACTATAATTATCATTATCTCACAGTTGACCTTCATCCGCAGGCGTTGGAGGCCGCAGAAACGGTTCTGAAAAAGACCGACCTATTATCTACATAAACGCCTGTGCTATAGTTTAGCATGGAAAAAGCGCAGAGGTCGAAAGGTCTCTGCGCTTTGGGTTACAAGTCGCGTATTAGGCAGGGGCGGGGCCGAGTGACTTGTAAAGCAATTCATTTTTGAGAGGTTTATTATTTGAGCAATTTAGTCCAGCAAAATGATATTTGGCAACTTGGCAGACACAAACTTATGTGCGGCGATAGTACGGATATGAGCAATATCCAAAGGCTTATAGGCGGGGAAAGTATCCAGATGATATTGACGGACCCGCCTTACAAAATGGACTATTCCGGCGGCGGGTGTTTCAAAGCTGAAACGGAGAACACCCGAAAAAGAATAGCCAATATGATCGACTTCGATGCGCACAAGATTTCGTTCTACACCGAGCTAGATATTCCTTCGGTGTATATTTTTACATCAAAAGCCCTCGTGCAAGACTATCTAAATATTTTCAAGGGCTATAAAGCAACATTCTGGTCTGGTGCAAGACGAACCCTACGCCGTTTGTCGGTAGTTCGTTTCTGCCGGATATGGAGTATCTTCTGTACTTTTCTAAGCCAAAGCACAAGGTCTGGAACAAAGGGCTCAAGCCCATGTCTGTGTACAGCAAGTATTACGTCTCGGCAAAAGAAGAAGGGCGCCGCGGTGTCGGCAATCTTCACCCAACAATGAAGCCGCTGCGATTGATTGAGAGCAAAATCCTAATCTCCAGCACGGAGGTCGGGAATGTCTTTGACGGTTTTGGCGGATCTGGCAGCACCCTGATTGCTTGCGAGAATACCGGGCGCACATGTTTCATGATGGAGCATGAACCAGAGTATTGCGATGTTATAATTCATCGATGGGAAACACTGACCGGGAGTAAGGCGACAAAAATCACCAGCCCCGATGATTAATCGAAGCCGGTGAGGTAGAGAGGGAGAAAAAATGAAGAAAAAGCATATTTGATAAACGGTTGTCCCGCTTGACAAGGCTATATTAACGGATGAATGTGAACGTATGAACACTTCGGTGTGAAATTATTGTTAATTACAGGGCGGCAGGGGCGGCGGCTGGTTTCCTCCTTTCGGTCGCCGCTAAAATAAAAAACTTGAAAAAGGATGTAATTTGTTTCCTTCTGCTGTATTATGACAATAAATTTAATCATTGATTTACGGAGAGCGGAGATGTGCATGTTTACAAGAGATGATTTATATAATGCGGAGGCTTTCAAGATACATAATTTCCGATATGTAGATGATCCATTTGATACCATTGTATCTGCATATGCAGTTTTAATATCAGATGCCTCACCGATACGGAAGAAAGCGGCACTCCTGATTTTGAGGGCGTTGGTTAGACAAGAATTCTTGGATTGCCTTTTGTCAGATGATGTAGCACCTTTTTCTCGTGATGATGTTAGGGTTGCTGCATGGGCAAAAGCAGTAAAAAAATCTAAGTGCTGTGAGATTTGCGGAGCGACTAAGGATTTGGAAGCGCACCATATACTTAGCTGGGCAGAGTATCCGTCGGGGCGCATAGATGTTCAAAATGGCATGTGCCTATGTGTTAATTGCCACGCTAGAGTTCACAAGGGCGAAAGGGCCGAAAAACTAATTCTGTCGAAAGCAAAGCGGGACAGCAAGGAGGTATAGTGCTATTGCGAAGGGAAAATACAAGCAGTGGTTAGAACCCGACGGCCTCATTCGGCTTGAAGGATGGGCTCGTGATGGCTTAACCGATGAGCAGATAGCGCATAATTGCGGCGCGAATGTTGCAACGCTTTATGTGTGGAAAAACAAATATCCCGAGATTGCTGAGGCCTTAAAAAAGGGTAAGGAAGTTGTTGATATTCAGGTTGAAAACGCTTTACTAAAGCGGGCTTTGGGCTATGCGTATGAGGAGGTCATGGAGGAAACAAGTGATGACGGCTGTAAGCACCGCGTGACAAAGAAGTATTTACCTCCGGACACAACAGCACAGATATTTTGGCTCAAGAACAGACGACCTCAGCAGTGGAGGGATAAGATTACTGATACCTCGACCAATGGTGTTGAAGACCTTGCGCCGCTTGCGGAGATGCTGAAAGATGAAGAAAACACAGAAGATTAGCTGGTCTGCCTTCTCGCAGACGCACAAAACCTATATCAAAAACGCCCTTCGCAACCGTATGAATGTTGCCGAGGGCGCTATTCGTTCCGGCAAGACGATAGATAACTGCATCATTGCAGCCATGTATCTCGAGACGACGCCGGATAAATACCATCTTGCTTCCGGCTCCACGATGGGCAACGCAAAGCTCAACGTCGGTGTGTGCAACGGCTTTGGTCTTGAGGCGCTGTTCCGCGGACGCTGCCACTGGGGCAAGTACCGTGACAATGAGGCACTTTTCATCAGCACCCAGACGGGCGAGAAAATCGTCATCTTTGTTGGCGGCGGTAAAGCGGACAGCTACAAGCACATTCTCGGCAACTCCTATGGCCTCTGGATCGCGACGGAGATTAACGAGCATTACGATAGCGACGACAGCCGCGAGAGTTTTATCAAAGTCGCTATGGGCCGTCAGGCGGCAGCACGCTGGCCTATGACCTTATGGGACCTGAACCCTTGCAGTCCAAAGCACCGCATCTACACGGACTACATTGACCACTATAAGGACGGTTTTGTCGGCGGCTATCAGTACCAGCACTTCACGCTTGCCGACAATTTGTCTATCAGCGAGCAGCGCCGGCGGGAGATCGCTTCGCAGTACGACCCGAACAGTGTTTGGTACAGGAGGGATATTCTCGGCGAGCGCGTCGTTGCAGAAGGACTTATTTATCGCACCTTCGCGGATGATGAGGAGCGCTTCCTAATTGACCGCAATGACGTTCCCCCGCTGGCGTACATAGAAGTCGGCGCGGACGTCGGTGGTACGAGCTCCAATCATGCGTTCGCGGCATCCGGCTTCCCGGCGGACTTCTCAACGATGTATGCGCTCAAAGCGCGGTCTATCAAGGCAAACGGTGTGTCGGTCTCACAGTTCGTCTCGGAGTTTTTAAAGTTCGTTGGCGAGATCGTCGCGGACTACGGCTTTGTGGACTGCTGCTGGCCCGACTGCGTTGAGGCTGCGATCCTCAACGAGCTGGCAGCAAAGACGCCATATCGCATTCGCGGCAGCGTCAAGGGCGAGATCATCGACCGCATCCGTTGTGCGGATATGCTCTTTACGGCTGACCGCATCCGTCTCGTTCGCGGCCAATGTGACGATCTGCGCGCAGGACTGCGCACAGCGGTGTGGGACCCGGACAAACTCGACGATATTCGCCTCGACGACGGCACAAGCGATATCGACATCATGGATGCCTGGGAATACAGCTTCACGCCGCACATAAAACAGCTATTGAGGGGAAGCAAGAATGCTTGAAAGATTTTTCGACTGGATAAAGCGCTTGTTTGGCAAGCATCCGGCGCTGCCGGGTGCCGACAGCCGCAATGCCAGATATGCAACCGAATATGCCGACGTCAGCAATGTCAACTTCGGGGCTATTTTCGCCCATCGCCTGGCAAACAAGGCCATTGCCGACAGCACGATCACGGTTGATACCTCGACGCCCCGTGGTGAGTGGGTTAACGGTGCTGTGCAGGCGGTGTGGTCGAAGGCCAAGAAGATTACAGAGCAGGCGCTAGGCTCCGGCGGTAAGATTGTTGTGCCGCGCATCAAAAATGGGCAGCCGCGTTTTGACCTTGTCGACCAGAGCCGCATGATGATTTCCGAGATGGATGGCGACGAGCCGACGAGCGTCACTCTGATGGCGGATTTTGCGACGGTAAACGACCGCAACTATATCCGCTTTGTCGATTACACGCTGGCACCCGACGGCACGCATACGATCATGAACCGCGTATTGACCGATACTGGCGGCGCCGCCTCGCTCACTGATGTTCCCCAGTGGGCTGATATCACAGAGGAGATCACGATACATAACTGTGAGCACCTGCTTCTCGGCTATCTCAAATCCCCTGTCGATAACCGCGAGGACAAGGACCTGTACGGCGTGCCGATTACCTTCGGCAGCGAGCCGATCATCGACGAGCTGTATCACTGTATGGAGGACTTCTCGCGGGAGTTCCGCTTAAAGCGCCCGTTCGTCGGCGCTGACGAGATGCTTTTCGGCAAGGACAGCAAGCTGCCGAGAGATGGCTTATTCAAGACCTTTCAGGGCGGCGGTGTTCTGGATAGCGAAACCTTCTGGCAGGTGTTCGACCCGGCTATCCGCGACAGCTCCTACAAAAACCGCTATGACATGCTCTGTGCACAGCTTGAGCAGAGTGTTGGCACCTCGCGTGGGATTCTTACAGAGCCGACCGCAACGGCAGCCGCCACGGCGACCGAGATCAAGGCGGCGCAGTACGACACCTTCTGTCTGATCGATGATATCCGCACGGCACTCGAAAGTCTGATAAACCGTCTGGCCTACGCATACGATGTTCTCGCGGAAGCGTTCGGTGCCACACCCGCGGGCGGGAGAGGACAGTGCGAAGTCGTCTTCGACTGGGATCTTTCCGCGCAGGAGAGCACGAACGAGACATTCAATCAACTTTCGGAGCTGGAGAGCCGCGGCCTCATCTCAGGCGCACGGCTGGTTTCATGGGTCACCGGCGACAGCATCGAGGACGCCCAGAAAGAGATCGATGCGGTCAAGGCGAACAGCCCTAAAGTGCAGCAGCTGATTGGGGGTGACGGCGATGAAGAAGGGTAAAATCAAGAAAGGCAGTAAAAGCAAAGGCAAATGTTGAGCGATAAGGAGCTTGAAACGGCGCTGTCCCGCATAGCGTGGCGCATGGATAAGCTCAATACTCTGTATTTACAGAAGGTTGGGGAACAGGTCAACGATATCGGCCAGCTTTCCCCTTCCTCTGTCAACCGCCTCATCCAAATGCGCAAAGCCGGTGCGAGCATTGAGAAAATCAACACCGAGCTGCAACGCACGACTGGCAAAAACACCGCCGAGATTGAGGACCTATACCAGCGGGCCATGCAGCAGACCTTTGCGGATTACGAATTTATGGCCATCGCCCGAGGCCGGCCGCTGGTACCGCTTGAATTCAACACCTCTCTGCAACGCATCCTTGAGGCAACAAGTCGCGAGACGAGCCGCACGATGTTCAATCTCTCCAACACAACGAACATCTCCGAGCGGTACCGCGAAATCGTGTCTGACGCGGTGCAGGCGGCAACGACTGGCGTTACGGATTATCATTCTGCCATGCGCTCAGCGCTGCGTGAGGCCGCCGAAGAAGGCCCACGCGTGACCTATGAGAGCGGTGTACACCGGCGTATTGATACGGCCATCCGCATGAACGTTGTCGATGGCGTCAAGCACATCCAGCAGGAGGCACAGCACATCATTGGTGAGGAAATCGGCGCGGATGGCGTCGAGCTGACCGCCCATCCGCACAGCGCCCCGGATCATGAGCCGGTGCAGGGCCGGCAGTTTACGAAAGCCGAATACGAGAAAATGCAGTCCGGTGCACCCTTCGAGGATGTCGACGGCGATCACTATCCCGCCTTTGAGCGTCCGATCGGTGAATGGAACTGCCGGCACTTCGCTTTTGATATCGTTCTGGGCGTTACAAAGCGGCAGCACTCCAACGCCGAGCTTTCACAGTGGCGTGAGGAGAACGAGAAGGGCTGCACCATAGACGGCACGCATTACACCACCTACGAAGCCGGACAGCTTATGCGGAAGCTTGAGACAAAGATCCGCCAGCAAAAGGACGTTGCTACGGTTGCCAAGGCGGCTGGCGATGACGTCCTCCGGCGGCAGGCGCAGAAGAACATCACGCAGCTAACCGACGCATATAAACGGGTTTCGGACGCTTCCGAGCTGAAAACGAGGGCTGAAAGGCTTTATGTTCGGGGGTTCAAGGACGCGAAACCCACGACAGTCCAATCCACGATGGATATCTCGCTTCCCAACGTCAACGGAGTCGTTCCACGAGGCACAGAAATACAGCGCAAGCGCGTGATTGCCGGACGCGGGAGCCGTACCGCCATTCGAGACGTCGGTTATCTTGTTCAGGATTTCGGCGGAGACGCATTGCAATGGGCAAAAGTTGGCGGTATAATTGAAACAGACAATTTCAGATATGATGTTCATTGGTATGAACTCAACGGCAAACAGTACAAGATGAAACTCAAGGGGGTGAAAGAGATTGGCTCTGATCGGTAAGCTCAAATACGTTGGTCAAACATTTAGCTTCGGGCTGACTGACGGCAAAGTGTATGACTGCACCGAAATCGATGCGCGCGGTTGGATCCGCATTGTTGATGACGATTCCTGGGGCGAAGATCAGGACGGCTATCTCTATTCGCCCACTTCGCCGGGACCCATTGACGACCAGACTATCAGGGGCCGGTGGGAGATCATTGAGGACTTTTCAAATGGCGAGCTCCGCAAGCTGATACCCGCATAACCACAACTCAATAGTTCAAGCACGATACGTTTTGTACCGTGCTTTTTCTATACCCAAAATTGGCCGGAATGCCGAAAAACTATCAAGCCGGAGCGGAAAGGGACCGCGATAACAAACTGAAAGGTGAGAAAGGACAAACATGACAAGAGACGACATTAAGAAGCTGTTTGAGGGCGCGACCGACGATCAGATCAAGGCGCTGTTGGATATCAATTCTGGCGATATTGGCAAGGCGAAAGGCGATCACGCCGATCTTTTGGACAAGCTCAAAACCGCTCAGGATGATCTTGTGGCAGCTAAGACGACTATCGGCGGGCTCGAAAAGAATAAGGGCGACACTACTGCCCTGCAAACTGAGATCGACAAATACAAGGCCGCAGAGGAGAAGCGCGCCACTGATGAAAAGACCGCCGCAGCCCGTGCAGAAATCACCGGCCGCTTTGACAAGGCTCTCGGTGACCGCAAGTTCGCGCACGCGTACATTCGTAACGGCGTTCTCAGCGACTTTGAAAAGGCTCTGGCCGACGAGACCAACAGAGGCAAAGGCGACGCCGAGCTTTTCGACGCACTTACGAAAGACAAGGATGGGATCTTCGCATCCCAGAACCCCATGAACCCTAATATGGGCGATATGGGAGCCGGGAAGCCGCCGATTGACGACGCGCAGGCGCGTACCGTGATGGGCCTTCCACCTAAGAAATAATTTTTGGAGGTAATTATGGCAAACAACATTACTCTGTTCAAGAAATACACTGACCTTCTGGACGAGGTCTATAAACTTTCGGCGCTCACGTCCGATTTGGACGGCGACTCCTCGCTTACCCGCGCCGGCGCGAACGCGGACGAGATCATTGTCCCGAAGATCTCCATGGACGGCCTTGCGGACTACTCCCGCAACGACGGCTATGTGAGGGGCGATGTCACGCTAACCAATGAGACGGTCAAATTCAACTATGATCGCGGCCGTTCTTTTGGCGTTGACGCGATGGACAATGAGGAGTCTGTCGGCCTCGCGTTCGGTAAGCTCTCCAGCGAGTTTTTGCGCACAAAGGTCGTGCCGGAGATGGACGCTTTCCGCTTCGCGGTCTATGCCGGCACCAGCGGCATCTCCAAAACAACGGGCACGATGACAACCGGCGCGCAGGTGCTTGATGCACTCGTAACCGCGCAGAACAAGATGGATGAGGACGAGGTCCCGGTAGATCAGCGCAAGCTCTATATTACGCCGACGCTGTACAATCTCATCTACGCCGTCGACACCACTAAGAGCAAGGAAGTGCTCGCATCCTTCACGACGATTACGAAGGCACCGCAAAGCCGCTTCTATACCGCCATCGATCTCTATGATGGCAAGACCTCGGGCGAGACCGCCGGCGGCTTTGTCAAGGATGCGGCGAGCGGCAAGGGCATTAACTTCATGGTCATCCACAAGCCCGCTGTGTTGCAGTATAGCAAGCACGTCGTCAACAAGATCATCACGCCCGAACTCAACCAGACGTCCGATGGCTGGCTGTTTTTATATCGCAGCTATGGCCTTGCGGATACCTACGAAAACAAGCTCGCGGGTATCTACCTCAACAGCGTGGCATAAGGAGGCCTAATATGAGACTTGTAGGAAATGGCGCCAGCAAGGGTGTTGGCGAGTTTGAAACCCTAAAGGCCGAGAACGAAAAGCTTGCAGCTGAGAACGAAAGCCTCAAGGCCGAGAATACAACGCTGAAAGAAGCCACGGAGTCGGCAGTCGCTGCGCCTCCGGCTGAGGACAATAAAAAGAAATAAAAAGGAGGCGGGCACCGTGTATATTGACTACACATATTTTTGCGAAAATGGTGGCTCAGCCGACGTGACGGCGCCCGCCTTCCTTGCCGTGGAGTACCGCTCGCGGGCCATTGTTGACCGCTACACACAACAGCGCGTGCAAGGTATGACCAATATCCCAGAGGCCGTCAAGCGGCTCATGGTGGAGCTGGTCAACGCGGAAGCGCACGGCGGGGCAAACGCAATATTGAACCCTGCCGTATCTTCCTTCTCGGCAGACGGTTACTCCGAAACCTATGCGGCACCGGCGACGGCTGAGACTGTCGCCGCTGGTGAGGCCGCGCTTGTCAAAGCCTATCTCGCCGGGGTGCGGGATGACAAGGGCACACCGCTGCTGTGGCTGGGGGTGACCTGATGCTGCATGCAATGGAGACAATCACGATCTTCAATGCTTTCTATGACGCTGACAGCGGACTTGACGTCTGGAAGCGTGCGGTCCTCGCGTGTGTGTCGTGGTTCTCGCGGCTGCAAACGACAGTCGCCGGTGACGGCGGCCTCCTCGCGGCCTGTGAGTACATGGTACGTATTCCGACGGACACCGGCTATCTGCCCCCAACGCTCTATGTTGGAGCGGATGGAAGCTGGACGCTGCGGCCCGGGGATGTTATTGTTCATGGTATTGCAGTAGAAGAAAACCCGCGCCCGGCCGAGCTCAAGAAAAAGTACAGCGACGTTCTAACCGTGCTCAGTGTGACGGATAACCGCAGTGGCCGAGCGCCGCACTTTAAAGTGGTGGGCAAATGATGAACGGGCATCTTGAATGGAATAAAACCGACGCGCAAGTGCTTGCTGAGCACGACCTACAGACCGGAGGTGAAGTCCAGAAATACATAGACAGCGCCGTCATCCGCTACGACGAACCCTATGTGCCGTTTGACAGCGGCACGCTTGCGCACTCAGCAAATACGGCGACGGTCATCGGCTCCGGCGAGGTGCGCTATGAAACACCCTATGCCCGGTACCAGTATTACGGCAATGTCATGGGGCCGAACATCCCGATCAAGCAGGGCGGCGAAACCGTGGGCTTTTTCTCGCCGCCAAACCAGATTAAAACGCTAACCGGCGCAAAGCTCAAGTACAACATAGAGCACAGCTCGCTTTCGGGCTCGTTCTGGTTCGAGAGAGCAATGGCTGACCATAAGGAAGATATCTTAGAGGAGGTGTGTCAACGCTTTGGCTGTAAACACAACTGAGAACATCCGCAACTGGTTTCGCGCCTGCCCGGCGGTCGCCAAAGGAAACCGCTTTCGGGTGGACTACCTCGGCGATGACCCCACGGAGTATGCAATCTTCGCGGTGCCGTCGCAACTCAACAGCCGCACTGACATTCTCGGCAATGTGGCCTTTGACCCGAAGCAGACGTTAAACTTTATCTTCGCGTCGCGTTCGGCCTATGGCGCGGACGTGTTGCAAAACCTTGAAAACCTCGGCTTTTTCGACGAGGTGCGCGATTGGATATACGAACAGAACAAGAAAAAGAATTTCCCGGTTATCCGGGAGGGCGCGGTCGAGTCCGTCACGCCGACACTGACGCAGTATGTCATGGCACCGGGCACGGACGCGGCGCGCTATCAGATACAGTGCAAAATTACCTATAGGAGGAATGACTAATGGCAGACGCAACTGCTTTTAACCTGGCATCCGGCATGAAAGCCGAACGTAAGCTGCTGATTACCGCGGCAAATGTAGGAACTGCGGCGGCTCCCGAATGGGAAATTCTCGGCATCGGAATCGAAGACAGCTCCGTCGAATTCAATTTCGATGTACAGACCAAAACGGACATCCGCGGCATCACGAGCACCACGGTCAACAAGCCTGAACGCAAGCAGAAATTCGATCCGTATACGATCATGGACGGATCTAAGCTGCAGGTGATGCTGTACAGTATCATCCGCAATGAAAACTGGTCGGCGCTATCCAACATGGATATGCTGCTGATCCACACCTATGTCGGAGCTGCGGGGAGTTTTGAAGCAGAACGTTTTTCGGGCTCTGCGATCAATCCCGAAAGCCTCGGCGGTTCCGGTACGCTGGACATGCCCATTGAGGTCATTTTCGGCGGCGCGCATACGCTCGGCACTGCGGCAATTGCCGACAGCAAGGTCACATTCACGGCGACAACGGCGTCGACGTAAGGAGGAAATCCATGGCTACACTTAATTTCGATACCGGCGTCAAGACCTTCGACATCAACGGAGACCCGGAGCGGACAATCTCGTTCGCTCCCTCTGACACCGAATTTGTGCGCCGGCTGTATGACAGCATGGAAACGCTCGATGCCATGCAGATGAAGTACCAGGGCAAGCTTGCAAATGCACAGGACCCGGCGGCGCTGCTTGACGAGGTCGCCGCGGCGGACAAAGAGGTCCGCGCGATCATCGACGGCGTGTTTGCCACTCCGGTGAGCGGTGCCGTGTTCGGCTCTGCAAACTGCTGCGGCGTCGCTTCGGGCATGCCCGTCTGGGCGAACTTCCTGGTCTCGGTCATCTCTGAATGCGACGAATACCTCGGCAAGCAGGAAAAGGCCAAAAACCCGAAGCTCGAAGCGCTCCTGAAAAAGTACAAGAAATGATGTACGAACTGCCGACAAGCCTCATCGTGGGCGGCGTTGAGCAGCCGATACGCTCGGATTACAGGGTGGCGCTGGATATCTGCGCCGCCCTTTCTGATCCCGATTACTCCAACGAGGACAAAGCCGAAGCTCTGCTGACAATCCTCTATGAGCAACCGGAAACGCTTTCGGATCTTGACGAGGCCGTCCGGCAGGCGCTCTGGTTCCTTTCAGTAGGCGACGACAGCCCCCCGGAGCGGCCACGCCCGAAACTCATGGACTGGGAACAGGACGCGCCGCTTGTTATCGGTGCGGTGAACAGGGTGGCTGGCGCAGAGGTGCGCGCATTGTCCTATCTCCACTGGTGGACATTTATCGGCTACTACATGGAAATTGGGGATTGCAGTTTTGCCAGTGTCGTCGGCATCCGCAATAAATTGGCAAAAGGCAAGAAATTAGAACCCTATGAAAAAGAGTTCTATCATGAAAATCGCCAGGTGGTTGACCTCCGCTCCGCAGGCGTCACCGACAACGACAAGGAATTTGTAACAAATTTACTGAGAGGGGGCTAACCGAATGTCAGACGGCTCTTTGGTCTTTGACACGAAAATAGATACTACCGGAGCCGAAAACGGCATTGCAAAGCTCCGCGTCAAGCTCTCCAAGGCTACGAACGATGTGCAGAAGCAGACCGCAGAGGTGCAGCGTCTCGAAAATGAGATGCGGAAGCTTCAGACGACGCAGGTGCCAACCGCACAGTATGCAGAGCTCAAGGCTGCCATGGAGAAAGCCGATGCGCAGCTCATGTCCCTGATCGACAGGCAGGACAAGTATCTTGCTACGGGCGGCAAAACAAAGGGGGCGCAGTGGGAACGGCTTCAGTATGACATAGAAGCTGTGTCTGCAAAGGTGCGCGAATACCAGTCCCAGATGGCGGCGATGGAGGCCGATGGAACGGCCTTTACGGTAGATCGGGCAGGCGCTGCCGACCTTTCTGCAAAACTCGATACCGCGAAAATTAAGCTTTCGGAGCTGCAAGTAAAGGAGCAAGAGGCCGGCAGCAATTTAAAACAGTCCATGACGCCTGCGGTACCGGCTTTCAATAATATGTCGTCGGCGCTCGACCGCTTCGGAAAGCGGTTGTCCAACACGATAAAAAGTGCGCTCATCTTTAGTGTTATGTACAAGGGACTGAGTGTTCTGCGTGAATATATGGGGAATGCGTTGCAAACCAATTCTGCGTTTACATCCTCCCTCGCGCAACTCAAAGGTGCACTGCTTACGGCGTTTCAGCCCATCTTCAGCGCTTGTGTACCCGCGCTCATAACACTTTTGAATGTACTTACCTCTGTTATCAGCGCGATTGCGAAGTTCTTTGCGCTACTCAGCGGCAAGGGACTTAGCGCGACAATTGCATCTGCAAAAGCTACAGATAACGAGGCGCGAGCCATAGGGAATAAGGCGAAAGCGATTTCCGGTGCGGGTAAAGCCGCCGAGGACGCCTCAAAGTCAATGGCCGGTTTTGACGAGATCAACCAGCTCGACGATAAATCATCCGGTGGGAGCGGCGGCGGAGGCGGCGGAGCTGACGCGGGCGGCATTAATCCATCTTTTGAGGGCCTCGACGAAGCAGCAGAGAAATTCCGTGTCATCCGTGATGTCGTGGAAGCTATCCTCGCCGGCTTGCTGGCTTGGAAGATTGCGTCCGAGTTTACCGATGACCTCGGAAAAATATGGGGTCTCGCGCTCGCCGTGGGGGGTGCAATTTTGCTGGCCAAGGGCTACTGGGATGCGTGGAACAATGGCGTTAGCACCTCGAATATGATAGAGATATTTGTCGGCCTTGCCGCGGTCATCGCGGGGTTGGCTTTGGCTTTCGGCTATGGACTCGTTCCTATGATTGCAGCAGTGGTTGGCGGTCTCGCACTACTAACTCTCGGTATTAAGGATATCGTCCAGAATGGCGCTAGTATTCAGAATGTGACGACGGCCTTTATGGGGTTGCTTGTGGCCGTTGGTGGCCTGCTGCTCATTTTCGGGCCTGTGGTCGCTGGCATAGTCGCAGTGGTTGGGGGAATCGCGTTGCTCGTACTCGGCATTATGGACGCGAATAAAAACGGGGTGACCTGGGCTAACACACTGCTTGAAATTAGCGGCATTATGGCGATGGGGTTGGGGATCGCTTTGCTGACCGGTTCGTGGATACCGCTTCTTATTGCAGCGATTGTTGCACTTGTGGTGCTTATAGTCCAGCGTTGGACCGAAATAAAAGAATTCTTTGCACAGCTTTGGGAAGACATAAAGAACATTTTCAGCACCGCATGGGATTTCATTAGGGGTATATGGGAAAAGGTCGCCGGTTGGTTTTCAACAAATGTCATAGAGCCCATAAAAACATTTTTTAGCCCACTTACAGACTGGTTTAAAACGTTGTTTGAAGGGATGTGGCTTATTGTTGAAGCAATCTGGAAAATTGTAGCTGACTGGTTTAATAATACCGTTGTCCAGCCAATTATTAAGTTTTTCTCGCCGATTGTTGAAACAATCGGGGGACTTTTTTCTCGGCTATGGGATAATGTCAAAGCGATTTGGGAAAAAGTAGCGGAATGGTTTTCTAAATATGTGACCGAACCCATTCAAAAAGCATGGGAAACAGCATTTAACGCTATGAATTCTTTTGTAAAAGGAATTTTTAATGGCATTCTTGGTTTTTTTGAGCGTGTAATAAACGGAATCATCAGCGCGCTAAACGGGTTTATGGCCGGGTTCAATGCTATAGCGACTAAGGCAGGAGAAATCGTAGGCAAAGATTTTAGCGGGTTCGGAACGATCTCTCCCGTCAGTGTCCCCCGCCTTGCTGCGGGTGCAGTTATCCCGCCGAACCGGCAATTCCTCGCGGTCCTCGGCGATCAGACGTCCGGCACGAACGTCGAAGCGCCGTTGTCCACAATCCAGCAAGCGGTACTCGAGGCGTTGGCGCAGAGCGGCGGTGTTGGCGGCGGGCGGGATATTACCATTGTTCTTGAGCTCGACCATACCGAATTTGGCCGGGTGGTCTATAAGGCAAACAACGAGGAGACCCAGCGCGTGGGGCTTAGATTGGCAGGTGCGCATTGATGACGGCTTTTTCTATCGACGGTGTCGAATACCCGACTGTGCTTGTGGAAAGCCTCAAGCGCAAGTTCTCCGTTCTAGATGGCTCCAATGCCGGGCGTGTCAAGACGGGGGCAATGGTGCGCGATATTATCGGCACCTACTACAACTACACGCTCGAGCTGGACACCTCAGAAGCGAGCACGGCGGAGTACGATGCGCTTTATGAGGTGCTCTCTGCGCCGCAGGATTACCATACGCTCGTCGTCCCCTATGCCCAGAGCACAGTGACGTTCAAGGCGTATGTGACCGGCGGTGAGGACAATCTTATTCGCATGGCACCGAACAAGTGGAGCGGACTGTCCATAGACTTTATCGCAATGGAACCGAGGAGGCGCCCATGAGTATGAAACTGATTTATAAGGATGTTGCGGTCGGAGCCGACAGCGATGCGGCGGTCACGACGTCGGACGCGCAGAGCTTTTGCACACCGACGCGTCTGCCCTTCGGGGAAAGCGTTCCCCCAATTGCCACATTCGAGAAGGATATGTGGGCATTGGATGGAAGCTTTGTAATCCGCGATGGGCAGACGATTCCGTTTTGGTCGAAGGCCATAAGCAGCGCAGACGGCGTCTTCTCTACACCTCCGGCCATGACCATTGCGTTTGATAAGCAGTATACATCGCTGGGCATCTATCTCCGTTTTGCGCCAAATACGGGCGACTACTGCACGGCGGTCACAATTACATGGTTCCGGGGCACATCGCAGCTTGCGCAGAAGACTTTTGCTCCGACGTCGGCCTCATACTTTTGCGCAAATACTGTAACTGCCTACGACAAGGTGATAATCTCTTTCGGCGCCACAAACAAGCCGTACCGGTTCGTCCATCTGGAACAGGTGCTTTTTGGTGTGTTCCGCGAGTTCCATGCGGACGAGCTTTCGGAGATCAAAATCCTCCAGGAAACAAATCTGATATCCGCTGAGCTTGCAATCAACACACTGAACTGGAAACTCTACAGCACCGAGAATGTAGAGTATATCTTTCAGCTTAAGCAGCCCGTCGAGGCGTACAACAACGACAATCTGGTCGGCGTGTTCTACCTCACCGGATCGAAACGAACCGCCGCACAGATTTACGAAGTAGCCTGTCAGGACGCGATTGGCGTGCTGGATGGGTACCCGTTCACAGCTGCGATTTATTCAGCCTATAACGCGGTAACTCTTATCCGAAATATTGTCGGCAGTGACTTCGATTTAGAGATCGACAACAGCTTTAGCGCGGCCACTGTGACGGGCTTTATCCCGGGCTGTACGAAACGGGAGGCGCTGCAGCAGGTACTCTTTGCAATCGGCGCAGCCTGCGATACGTCCGGCGACCGAACGATACGCATATTTGCAGTACCGGCCTCCGGTTCAGAAATAGCGGACGACCGCATCTATAGCGGCGGATCAGTCGATACGGACGCAATAGTGACCGCTATCATGGTGACCGCGCACACCTACACCGCCGGAAACGGAGTAAATGGCGATGACGTTGTTGAGGTCGGTGGGACGAAATACGTACATACAACCGCCGTTACGACAATCACCAATCCCACAGTTACGGCGACAGACAAGCAGAACATCATCAAGATTGAGGAAGCGACGCTCGTCAGCCCCGCCAATGTCGCCGCTGTGGCGCAGCGGGTGTACGACTATTACACTCGCCGAAACACGCTGAATATGAAAATCGTCGCCGAAGCTGAAAAACCCGGCGACTTTGTATCTTTGACCACCCCATGGGATACCGAGATGAAAGGCAGCATCACATCTATGTCGATTGTGCTCTCTAATACGACCGCAGCGGATATCAAAGTAAAGGCGGTGAATCCTTGAGTACAGTTATCGATACCCTTATCACCGACCGTGAGGGTGGCCATTACAATGCTCCCGACGTGAACCGCATTGGCACGGCTGTCGCATACGTGCGGGACCGGCTCGCAGTGGCGGGGTACAGCGTCAAGGTTAAACCTAAAACGGACTGGCAGATCGGCGACGTCCCCACAGCCGCGCAGACGACGCAGTACGCCGCCGACATTGCCGCGATCCGGGCGGCGTTTGCGGTTTACAAATCGACGCCGCCCGCTCCGCCGGACATAGATGGCTTAACCGCTGCTGAGGCAAACGACATCGAACAGATCCTTGCGGATGTTGACGACTTGATTACAAAGATGATGCTGGCATACCGGCACAGCGGGATGATGTACGCAGGACAAGGAGGATTGAGAGCGTGAAAGATAGAGAACCCACTAAGATTTTAGCCAACGGCGCGATACGCTACGGCGTGTACGACGATGCCGGCAATTTTCTGCGGTACGAGTACATAAAGCTGGAGGATGAGCCGACCGAGGAAGGTATGCCGCTGTGCAAGGCAACACTGCTGAAAGATGTCACTTGTGAGGCTCTGGACATACCGACAACAAGTGTACCTAACGACGCATTTTTCGTCCTCAGCATCGGCAATAACCGCGGCTTAGTCGTCGCAACGGTCTATGAAACGGGCACAACGACACCAATACCGAATGTTGTCGTAAGTGGTATTCTAACAGCGACAGGTGGAGAAGTCGCCACAAACTCAAGTGGCGTGGCTATAGGCTACACCGCAACCACTACCACCACGGTAAGCGTGCACTCCGAATACGCTGACCTGACGGTAGCCGCGCAGACCATCAGCACGCCGTTTAGCAAAAAGGCCACGGTTACACTATACGCAACGCGCAAGCCCAATGCTGAAACCAGTATTACGACCAGCAAGTACTATCGCTTTACTGAGCGTGTGCTTGTAGACGTGGATGTACTTGGCGGGGGTTACAACGGCAGTTCCTCTTGGGGTTATAGTGGGAGCAGTGAATCCCATGCAGGTAACGGTGGCGCGAGTGGGCGGCATGCCTACTCTTTAAATTTACAGCCAGACCCTAAGCAAAGATACCAAGCGATAGTTGGCGGACCAAATGGCGGAACTACATCCTTTTTAGGAGTGAATAGTGGCAATGGAGCAACAACAGGTAACGGGGGAATAGGCGCAGGAAGATATGAAACTGCAGCCTCGTCATTCTACGGTACACCGGGTGAAGCTTCAACGGCTCAAAAATATGGAACAGGTGCAATAGTGGGCGGTGGCGGCGGAGGTGGTGGCCATCACTATAATAGAAGCGGCGCTGCTGGTGGATCACCTTATGGCGGATCCGGTTGCACTAGTACCGACCCCGCTACGGGTAATGCTACAGGCTATGGAGGCGGTGGAGGAGGCGCTTATGGCTTTGGTACCGAAGTCAACGCTGGCGGATTTGGATATCAGGGTGTAATTTATTTCAGATGGAGGTACAAGTCATGAAATACGCAATTGTAGATAACAGTATCATCGTGAACACGATTGTTGCCGACTCTGATTTTGCCGCCGGTATCGGGGCTTTACCTTATTACGACGGGGCTGCAATAGGACAACAGTATAACCCGCCACCGGAGCCGATGACCACAGAAGATGCAATTCTGGACAAACTGACAGAACTTGAATATCGCCAAGACCTCATCTCTCTTGGCCTGACGGAAGGAGGTGCAACCACATGAGTACATATATCATTTACAAGCAGCTAATCGGCGTTTACAAGCGGCTGGGGCGTGATACGGCAGAACTAGCGCTGCGCATCGACACAGCGTATGGGATGGGCCGCATGACCGCGGACGAGTACGCCGAGTTGATTTTGGACGTCACTCCAGCAACACAGGAAAACAAAACAGCGTGAAGCCGCCTGATGGGCGGCATTTTTATGCGGAAATGAGGTATGCAAATGACGGAAGCAATCAGCATTATCGTCGCGGTTGCGGGCATGCTCATCGGGCTTGCGGGCTTTCTGGCAAACCGCGATAAGAAAATTTCTGGTGACGCGGAGTGGCGCGGGTCGGTCAACACGAAGCTCGATACGATCCATCAGGACATCGGCGGCGTGTCCGACAACATCAAGGCGATGCAAGTAACATTGACCAGTCACGGCGAGCGGATTACGGCGGTCGAGGAAAGCGCGGCGTCGGCCCACAAGCGCCTTGACGGGCTGGAAAGGAAGTGAAAACTTGAACATCACAAGGAACATAACGACCATCAACCGTACAGTCTACTCCAATCGCCCCATTGACTACATTGTCATCCACTACTTCGGAGCACTGGGTTCGGCGGCATCGACTTGCGCCTATTTCAAGAGCGTCAACCGTTCGGCGTCGGCGCACTACTTCGTCGATGGCGACGGCATCTGGCAGTGCGTCGAGGACAAGGATGCTTCATGGCACTGCGGCGACAGCGGAAAAGGCGCTTTTAAGAACCGTTGCATGAACCGGAACAGCATTGGCATTGAGGTGCGTCCCTACAAGCTCAACACGGCCACGGCGAGC